TTAGTCGATTGAATGCAATTTTAGCTTGTGAGTAAACGGGCGCAACCCACCAATGATTATAGTTAGGCTTGTTCCAATCTTCATGCGCTCTTTCATATATCCACCAAATATGACAAAACGTCTTACCTACTTTGGTAGACGCTTCTGTAATTGTAAACCGTGAGGGATTATAAAGTATATCCTTTTGGTACGATGTGAGTTTAGGTTTTTTTATTACTACTTGCATTCATTAATCTTCAAATGAAATAGTTATCGGTTTTTCGCCACCTTCAAAAACTTGATGATTCATTGATAATTTTTTTAGTTCCTCAGGCGTTGCAATCAATTTCATTAATGCCATTTGAAGAGCAGGAGCGTTTGATTTGTACCATTTTGAACGCATTGATACTTTTAAAGTGGTGCGGTTTACCTCTAAAAGCGTTTTAAGGGTGTCTAATTCGTCAGATTCAACTGGAAAGAAGTCATAAAAAGTTTGTTTAGAACAAGGGATAAATGCAATAATATCCTCCACAAAAAACAACTTGTGTTTGACTATCATTTCCTTTGCTTGTTCAAATATTTTAAACCTGTCGTAAGCCATTACTTAATTAGATTTAAAAATTCATTTCTTGTATCGTGTTTTTCTTTAAATAAACCAAGCATTTTACTTGTTTGCGTCCAAGTGTCGTGTTTCTTTACTCCTCTCATACACATACAAAGATGCTGTGCCTTCAATGTTACTGCCACTCCCAACGGATTTAATTCCTTTTGTATTCTTTCTGCTATTTGTGTTGTTATGCGTTCTTGGTTTTGAAATCTGTTTGCATACAAATCAACACATCGAGCCAGTTTACTTAAACCTACTATTTTGCCATTTGGTATATAAGCAATATTTGCTACTCCAAAAAATGGTGCGGTATGATGTTCGCATAAAGAATAAAACGGAATATTTGTTTGCAGTATCATTTCATCTGTTCCCTCTGCATCAAAAGTAGTAAATATAAATTCTTTTGGTTCTAAAAATTCACGCATAAACTTTACATACCTTTTCGGTGTTTCTATTAATCCCTCTCTTGATGTATCTTCACCAAGTTGTTTTAATATTTCTTGGAAATGCCATTCGCCACCTGAAACATTATCTTTAATTAAAAACTCTCTTTGTTGGTCTTCTGTTAAGTCTGCAATAATAATCGGTATTTCTTTTAATCCAGCTTCTTTACAGGCTTTATAACGCATATTGCCACCGAGTATAATCATATCTTGATTAACTACTATTGGTCGAATATTAAGCATTTCTGGAAAGTCTTTTATAGACTGAACCAACTTATTAAACTTATCGTCTTTGATAAGTCTTGGATTGTTTGGGTTTAGTTTAACTTCTGAAATTTTTACTATTTCTGCCATACCACAAAAGTAAACAAAAAAAAGAAGCAACCAAAATAAATTGATTGCTTCTAGTCCCAAAATTTTAAAATTACTGCTTTCCTAGTGTAAAGGTAGGGAATTGTTTTTAATTAATCCACACACCCCACGAAATAACCGCTAGGGTGTAGAGATGTTGGTTGTCTAGTTTCGCAGTCAATCGGTTGTTTAGGAACGAAAAAATAATCTCCGTTCGCTGTTTGATACTTGCCTATGCAATTACAATCGTTGTCTTTGTCATTACTACACGCTGTTAGTAGTAAAATACACGCTGTTAAAAATAGTTTGTGGATGTGTTTCATTTTGTTTTAATTGTTAGTTCTGTATTAGTTAGTGCGAAATAAAGGTTTTGGAGTTGGTGAACGTATTTAATCTCTACTTCTATTGCATTTTCCGTTGTCCCGTTATCTATCGCTAATCCAATTCCGTTTGGATTGAAATAAATATAAGAAGTATCTGCTTTGTTAACAGATATAAAATTCCACCCTTTAGCCCCTATACAATTTGCGCCAAACATTTTTAACCATTCTTCTGTTAGTGGGATTGGTTGAATATCCTTCATTCTGTTTTCGTAAAACTCAAAATCGTCAACAATCCATTTAACTAAGTCAGGTTCGTTTTCGTGCCCATTAGCAATTAGATGCACTAAATTCCCAACTCTCAACTCATTTATTGTTACTTCCGCTTTCATACTTCAAATTTAATTAATTTTTAATAAACATTGTGAATATCATCACTCTTTTTTTGTTCGTCGGTTCTTTTAGATAAGTCAACTATTTCAACCCATCTTACCCCATCAAATAAAGTATCGTGTCTTTCATCATCAAAACATTTTCTTTCGTGTTTTGGTTTTGAATAGGCTTTTACTTCTCCATCGACTTCTTCAAAGTAATTGCCCTCAACATAATCAATAGCGTGGGGAACGTATCTAATTGGCGTTCCTTTTCTATAGCCTCTTTGCTTTGCTTCTTGTACTAGTTTGCTCATTTTTCTTTAAGTTGTTTGTTTACTGTGGGGTTTGTTTGGGTGGGTAAATATCTAGCCATAGGTAAATTATAAACCCAAACAATTGAATTAAAAAGAAAATTACTTTCCATTCTATCATTGGAATAAATAAAGCAAATGGAATAAACCCAAGTGCTTGAAATATTGTTTTGTATTTGTTTAATGCTGTTTTCATCTCGTCGTTGTTATTTGGTTAATTGCTGATTCCATCTTTATTTCATTTTAAGTTAATTATTTCGGTTTTCATCCTTTTTTGTTGTTTTAGGTGTATAGGTCTTATTTTATCAGTTGTAGCCACTAGTTATGCACAAGTTTAAAACAGCGTCCGTGCATTTATTCGCTGTTCTGCAATTTTGAAATATGCTTCGTCTTTTTCTATTCCGATAAAAGAACGATTTGTATTTTTACAAGCTAATCCAGTGCTTCCGCTTCCCATCGTCAAATCAACTACCAAATCATTTTCGTTGCTGAAAGTCTTTATCAAATCTTCCAACAATAAAATAGGTTTTTGTGTTGGGTGATAGCCGTCATAATCCTTTTTATATTTCAGTATATTGCTTTTGTATTTGTTACCTTCCCATAGATTAAAGGTGCTTGAAAACTTTGTTTTGTATTCAAAATCTATACTTTGCAAGTATTGATAAGTATGTTCAAAATCTATAAAATCAGAAAGGTATAAGTACATTTTTTCATTCATTAAGTCAAATCTCATTCCGTCATTAAAACCAAATTTATAAGAAGCGTGTACTCTTGCAGAGAGTTCGCTTGTGTATCTACCTTCTTTTAAAAATAAATTAATAATAAAGTCCTTGCCATATTTTTGAACATATTTAAGCATTACATTTCTTAAAGGGTGTTTAGCTTCGTAGCATTCATTTTTACTAAATACAAGTATTTCCTCAAAATACCCTAATGGTGCTATATTGCATTTTAAATGGCTTCCAAATGTATCTTTTTCCCATATCATTTTGAATGAATATGGAATATTTGGAATTGCATTTGTTATCAGTTTACTTGTGTATGGTTCTTGTGTAAATAATATCATTTTGCCATTCTTTCGTAAAATCCTATTTGCTATCTCGTAAATCAAATTTGGTTCAATAGCAAAATCCCATTTCAGATTATCCTTATACATTTTTTTGTATGCTATACCGTTGTGTTTTGGTTGCATTATCCCATACGGTAAATCTGTAAGAATTAAATCAACACTACCGTCTGCAATGTTTTGACTTTCCACAAGGCAATCACCCTGATAGAATGTACTGCGGCTAACACTGCATTGCTGCAATGGCGGCTTTGGTGCTTCATTCAACTCTTGTATTTCAAATAAACTTTTCTGCATAATTCAACTTTTGTTTTTCAATTTCCGCCACTGACAGCAATGCCAACCGTTAGCAAACATATTAAAAAGAGTGCAAATGCGAGCGAAATAGTCCACATAAAGGACATTCGTTAAATTCTTCCTCGTCTTTTTGATATATTTCTTCGTAAACAATCTTTTCAAACTGACTAAAAAACTGTTCATCTTTTAGTCCGTCCATTCGTTGTAATTGCAAATCACCTATTTTGTGCAATAATTCCCAAGCAAATTGTAAATCTTCAATTCTTTTTTGATAAGAAGAAATACGTTTGCTAACACTATGTTTATGCAATTGGGGGTTAAGTGGTATATTTATCATTATATCAATTTATTAAGTTACTACTATTTTGATAGTGCAGTGGTTTCTACTCCCCAACTGCACAAACATTTAACGTTAAGCGGTCATTTTTTTATACAATTCAATTGCCTTTTCCTTTTCGCTAGGTGGTAAAATGTGAATGTGATAGGTATACGAATTGCCAAACTTATTGCAACGGTTTGACTTTCTTGTTTCTAGGTTTAAACCGTGATTATTTACAAGATTACTAACTCTAGTTCTGTAGCCTTGCATATACGAAAAATCAAAAAAGGTGGTGCTTCCGTTAAGTATCAAAGTTAATAATACTTCTTGAATGTTTGTTGTTGGTGGTGGATAACCGCCAAAGATGTCTTGTTGATTCATTTTTTTTTAGTTTAAGTTAATTGTAAATAATTCGTATCTATTTAACAATCATTTGGTAAAATTCATAGTCTATAAAACCATTTATGAACATTTCTGTATGCTTGTCGTAATTACTTTGTAATAGGTTAATTTGCATTAAAACGGAACATCTGAATCGTTATCATAATCTTCTCCAAATGCGTCTTTTGCTTCCATTAATGGAAAAGGCACAAGTTCTTGCAAAAATTCCCTTTCACGTTGTTTTTTGTCTTCAAGTAAGTTATGGTCCAAAGGTGTAGAACCACGCTCGTAAAATCTTCCTGATGGTGCATGATACTCAAACTCAACTTTACCACCAATAGTACCTTGAAAACTATATTTTGTTTTTAGATTATTAAAAACCACATACCCAGTATTTTCTTGGTCCGCAAAGTATCGATAAACTGAAAATCCATCGTGAGTTTGGTTTCTAAAGTCTGCACTTCCTGAAACATCGTACAATGTAGGACTTCTATAAACTCCGTTTTCGATTTGCATTTTTGTTGGGTGCGCAATTAGAAAAATCAAAACGTTATTCGTTTGTGCAAATTGTGTTAATCTTGAAAGGACCTTTGTAATATTTTCTCTTTCGGTCCTATTTCCTAAATGCTCAACTTTGTTGTATGCGTCAATCACAAAAATATTTGTTCCGTAAATAAACATTTGCTCGGTAAACTTTTCAAAAATCCAGTCCCAATTTGCAAACGTTCCGTTTTCAGGAGAAGTTAAATATAACTTTTCTTTGGACCACTCTACAAACTGCATAACTTCTAATTTACTGCATCGAGGAGTCCCATCTATTTCGCGAAAATAATCTTTCCCAATAACCTTTGAAACAAAACTACTCATATGTAATTGCAACGGCTGGTGTTCAGGACTGAAAAAACTAGCTTTCAAATCATTCTCTAAAATTAAGTTAAGGACCATCCACTCGGTAAAGTTTGATTTTCCATGCGATGGTATTCCAGTACCTACAACTAAATGCCCTAGCATCAATTTAAAAATATTGTTCAAAGGTTTTAACGCTTTGTTTTTAAATTCTAAAGTCGGTGGTAAACCTAAATCGTATAGGTCCATAAGTTTATCCACCATGTCCAAAGAAGTAAACGTTCCTGATACTGGGTACTTACTTGTTTTTAAAATAGTTTGTTCTAATACACCACTAATTAGGTCCTCGTTTGCGTCTTTTCCGTCGAAGTTAACTCTTTCGCATCTGTAACGCCCTAATCTTTGCGCAATCTTTTCAGCTAGGTCGTTTCCTTTTTCATCCTGGTCCACCGCAATATAGAACTTCTTAATATCTTTCAAATAAGGCTCTGAATTTAACCAGTAAGCGTCATTGTCGTTTGCTCCGTTTGGAACGCTTATACAGTTCTTTATTCCTATTTGCGTGAGTGCTAATACGTCAAACTCTCCCTCAACAATATAAGCGGTTTCAGAATTTAGGACCGAATTAATATTATAGAAAATTGGCTTTCCGTTTTTTGATTGTGTAAAATGTTTATTTGCGGACCGATACTTTTTATTTACTAAGGTTTCTCCCTCAAAGTAATTGAAAACAATATTGTTGACTTCTTTGTTTAACGCTGGTTGAAAGTACTTTTCTTCTGTTACGTTTAATTCAGTAAGAATAAACTGTTTTATTTTTCTAACATCTTCAACCCACTTAACTAAATTATCTGAAAGTTTAGTATAGTTGGACCACGTTTGAACTGGCAAAGTATATTTTATTTCCGTTTCGCGCTTTATAGAATCTCTAAAAGTTAGCGATTCGCAATAATGGCACTTTCCAAAACCACCAGATACATTTACTTGTAATGATTTATCGGCTTTGTTGGTCCGCCTATCATTACATTCAGGACACTTAATTTTAATTGTTCCGCTTGTTTTTCCTTTTAGGTCCAAAGAGGACCATTCAATAAAGTTTTTCATGCTACTGGTCCGCTATGTGGGTTGAACTTAGGTTTTGCAATTTCTTTGTTTTCATCTTTAAACCAAACGCCACGCATTTTTTGCTTCCAATTCTTGACCTGATTTCCTTTTGAATCTTTCCAGTTACCTACATCGTAATAATCAAACGCACGTTTTGCAAGTTCTTTACTAAACCCATTTTCATTAAAGTAGGTTTGAACCTCTAAAATTGTGGGCGCGGTAAACTTGTTTACTACTCTACTCTTATCTTTCTCTACTCTACTCTTATCTACTCTACTCTCCTCTGTATCGTTTTGTAATACACTTGTATTCAATTGTAATACATTTGTATCGTTTTGTTTTACTTTTGCCCATCTTTGTAGGACCGCTTCACGTCTTTTTTTTGAGGTTTCAGCAATTCCGTAAAGTTGCTCATTTAAAAAATCAATAATCAAAAAATCGTTTTCAATTTTGACTATTTTTTTTGCAATTAAAATATCTAAATGTTCTTTGTCAATTTCAATTTCAGCATCGCAATAATTTAAAATACATTCCTTATTCCAGTAAAGGCAAATTAAACGAATAAACCGTGCTTGTGTAATCTCTGGACACCTTTGTATTTTGCCCATTACCCAATCAGTAGGCATAAATTTAAACCATTGAAGTTTATCCATTTTGGACCTCGCTTTCTGTCATTTTATTAATTTCAGTACGAAGTGTTTTAGCAAATTTAATTGCGGTGGATTTGTCTAAAAATACACTTGCTTCATTACCCTCTGAAAAAATCTTTATAAAAATTAAATCTCCATCATTTCCATAGGTAGCAAGTTCGCATTTAATAAAATCTTCTTCTGAAGTAACGCACAAAAATTTTAAGTCAATTTTCGCCATAGGTATAAAGGTTTTTAAGATACCAGTAAACTATTAATTAAACAAAAAACCCTACAAAAGGGCTGCTGTCTTTGTAGGGTCTGTGATTGTCTATTGTATAGATACAAAACGGAACACTAGATTATCAAATCGAGTGCAGCCCGTTTTGATTGAATACAAAAATACAAAGAACTTTTCTAATAAAAAAATTTATTTCAAACTTTTAATGTGATTTCTAATTTCTTTTAGGCTTTCTAAATCCCAAACCTTTTCAAATTGCTTATCAATACTCGCTAATCTTACAAGTTCATTGTATCTTTCAACTCCGATTCTATTTGGCAGGTTTAATGCGTAATTGTCAAAGTTACCATCTTGGAATAAATTACATTTTTGGCACTGCCCCGAAATATTATCTAAATTAAAACGCAAAGTAGTAAAACTATTGGCTGAATAATGATGCCCAGCTTGAAAATCGCTATTCCAATTACACCCACAACTTATACAAGGCTTTCCTGCATCTCTTTTACGCACGTATGCGTGAACAACTGTTTTAGTAATTAGTAATGCGCCGGCAATACCTTTTTTCTCGATATACGCCTTTGTAGCGTTTTCTAACTCGATTCTAGGCTTTTGAACTTTAATGATTGACTTTTGCATTATAACTTTACCTCGTTCATCGTTGTAAAGGAATTTAGCGTAACAACTCATACAAAGTCCGTACTTTCGATTGTTAGTTGATTTGCCACAAGATATAAACCCGTGTGCTTTATTGATTGCTTTGCAAGGCTTGGATTTAATCATAATTAAAAATATTGTTCGATTTCTTCTATTATACTTTCCTTTTCAATTCCCAACCACTTAACAACAACGTCAACAAACCTATTATATAATTCTGAAAACTCGTTATCATCCATTTTAGCGAACGAAATACTTTTAGGCTCTCTTACTTCAACGCCGTGTAAATCGTGTCTTATATCGTAAAACCCAGCTTCAACGGTTAAGTCTTTGCGTAAGTGTTCGATGTTATTATACACTTCTTGATTTTCGTAAACCAAATTTATTAAAGCAAAGAATTTTTTATGAAATTTTAAATTTCGTGGTTTGCTCCAACTGTAAACAATCGGCTCGTTTAATGGTATTTTTTTAGCTTTTTCAAAATCCGAATTATAAGCTAATTTAAAACCGTTTAGCGTTTTGATAAGTGTTATTTCCATAGGATAAAATTACGCCCCGAATTAACGAGGCGTTTTTTAGATTAAAAAGGAAGCGGATCGATTTCTTCTTGTTGTTCATCAACGTGAGTTTCTTGAGGTAAAAATGTAGTCTTGTATTCATCACTATTGACCATTTTATTTTTCATAAAATCAGGTAAAGAGTTGAATTTTTCAGCGTCAAAGTTTTCATAAGTAAACACAAAACTAGGGTTGACTTGGTCGGGACACGTAAAGCCTTTTGGCATTGCGCTAACTGAACCGATTTCAGCATAAACGCCCGAACCATCTTTTTTAGTTTTGTGAGTAATGTTTAACATACAAGGCGCACCAACTAATTTTTCAATATCGAATGATTTTGCTTCGTCATCTGTAAAGTCTTTACCTCGCCAATTTTTTAGGAAACTTCTTAACGTTGCTTTTTCGTGAAGTGATAAAGTAAACTCTTTTGAAATAACGCACGGTTGTTCTCCGTTTTCCTCTTTAAACACTTTTAACTCGCTAGGCAGTTCCCAAGTGATTCGCACTTTGTTTAGCTTTTTTAAAGTGCCTAAAATATTTTCCTCGACTGTTCCGATGTGAACCATTGAATAACATCTTGCTGGGTAATTTCCCGTTGCTATTGGTTCAAAATTTGTACTTCCCGTACTTGTTGCAATAATTGCCATAATGTTTGATATTAAGATTAATTTTTATGTCTAAGTTCAAATAAATATTTCTGTGTTTCTTCTTTGGCTTTACGTTCAGCGTTCTTATACGCTAAATACTTTGCATCGTTTTTATGCGTTTCGTACTCGTTAGATTCTCTAAGTTCAACGTAAGTAAATAACGCTCTTGTTTCCGTGTCTAATTTGTTGAAGTCATCTTCACGCATCCGCATAAACATTTCTTTGTTCGCACTCATAATTTTGATTTTAAGTTGTTGTTTTTAATTGAACTCGTCGCTTTTAAGATGGATTAATAATCGTTCTACCAGTAAAAAATCTGTTTCTTACCGTATGCCACATTCTGTAAAATTCCATAACTCTAACTCGGTTATGAATGTAAGGATTCTCTTTTGTAATTGGATTTGTAACAATTCCATTTACTAATTCTTTTCTGTAAGGTACATTTTGTTTAATCATAATTCTATTTTAATTTAAAGTTGATAATTCATTTTGCTAAAGGCTAAGATAAATTTATCTTTGCCCTCTGTGATGTAAATCTCTTGTAAGTATTCTTGATTTGCAAAGGAAACGTAACCGCTGTGATTAATTCCTAAACGCACTAATTTAGCATCTAACAAGTGTCTAGGAATTCCCGATTTTTCCGAGAACGCCCTAGTTGTACTGTGTGTTTCTGTTTGAGATATTATTAGCATTACAACAATTCGTCTAACTTGTTATGTAAATACTCATAATCCGTAGCGTATGCGCCTTTTATAATCTCAATAATTTTAGCATTAACCGCTTTGCGGTATGTAACCGCGTTTCTCATTAGATTGATTCTAGCTTCTAACTCGGCAATTTCTTCTTCCATTTGCTCCTCTCTAGTTAACTCGATTTCAGTTTCTTCTTGGTTCGCTGGGTGCAGAGGGTTTTGAGTTCCTAATACTTGGTCGTCGTAGTTTCCTTTGCGCATGGTTATTCAGATATTGTAAGGTGGTCGTAACCATCTGCATTAAACATTTCCATCCATTTGATTAAAGTATCCGAAGCTAGTTTTCTTTCAATTCCAAATTCTCGTTGTAAATAAGGACTTGCGCCAAACATATTGGTAACTCCTCTTTTCCCTAAATCGTTTAAGTAATCGAACATTTCTTTTTCTTGCGACGTGATTGTAGTACTCATAATATTTGTTTTTAAAGTTTAACCCTGCAAAGATATATTAAAAAAAGTTTAAAATAACTATAAAAACATTTTTTTATTAGAAAAGTTTGTTGTAGGTTTGTACTCAGATAACAACAAAAACAAATATTATGACAACTCAAGAAATCAACACAAACATTATAAGATTAGAGAACACTATCAAAATGAACATATGGAATAAAGGATATGTTTCAAATTGCAAAGCTCTAATTGAAAACTATAAGTCAATGTTAATCGCTTAATAAAAAAGACTATGTACAAAAGAAAATGTGATGTTTGTGAGGGCAGTGGCGGTTATATGCGTCAAACTTGTAAAAAGTGTTTTGGTTGTGGATATTTAATAAAGGTTAAAATTATTGAAATGACAACCGAACAATATCCAAATGATTATCAAATTATTTCGGGTGGTCGTGACGCTATGGCTTGGAAGCAATGGCAAAGGATGTTTGAAGATGAATATAAAATTTATTGGGAAGTTTTAAAGCAAAAAATAATTGATGAAAATCTAATTGGCAAGACTGGAGAATGGCAAGACAATAAACTTTTCAAGTTTTCAGATGGTAAAACCTTTGCTTTTTCTTGGCGTGGTTGGGGCGATTTTATGTCTGCTATTGTAGATAAAAAAGAGGGTTATATGAAATACTATATGTAAAAAAAGACTAGCAATCTGTTCTTACGGGAAGATTTGCTAGTACAATTACATCAAATATACAAAAAAAAATAATAACAAACACTATGGGAAGACACGAAATTGAAAAACACTTAAAAAAGAACAAAGTCGAGGTTTACGTCGAGCAGTTTAAAATCGACAAACTCGGAGGGAATGACTCTGCTAAAAAATTCGTTATTAATGCTATTAATGAAAAGACAGATGAAAAATAAAGAACTAAAGACCATTTTAAAACTAGCAAACTATGTCGCTATCGGAATGGTTATTTTGTGGATATTGGAAACTTTATTTTTTCTAATAATTGAGGGATGGCACTTAAAAGCTACTAATACAATTGAAATATTTTTTGATAAAGTAGTTTTGGCTATGTTTAGAATAGCTATTTTTCTTTACTGTTATGTCGGTATTGGATTAATAACTAACTTAAATTCAGATGAAACCAAAGACCAATAAAGAAACAACTTACATCATCATTGCGTTTGCCGTTATAGTGGTGGCGTATGTGGTGGGTAATAATTTAGAGATATGGAATGTCCTAATTGCAAAAAAGAATTAAAAATACCGAATAGAGTTTATCGAAACTTAGAAACTTATTCAGTAGGTGGTCAAGCATTAAGTATTTCTGAATGCTGCGGAGCTGGTTTTATTGTAAAAATGAAAGTAAGCTATCAAATTACAGAATATACAGGAAGTCAAACTGATGACGAGTGGGGAAACAAAATTAAATCAACAACTTAAAAACAATATTATGAATTTAGACAACAATTACGAAAAATTAATTAAAATCGACTAACTATGAAAGCAACAATAGAAAAAATCAACGGCAAGTGGACTGTAAACGGTAAACCACATTCTGAAATGTCAATGTTTGAAATCGGTCTTTTAAACGAGTTTTTTCAAGACTTTAACCTTACTACTAACCAACGCTGTAAAAAGTTCTGCAATTGCAAGATAAACGAGTTGTTAGTTGATTGTGAGGTGGTACAGCCGACTAATATGTTCGACGAGGCATTTAATAACCCGATTGAGCAAATCGATAATTTTTTGAGCAAATGAAAACACTAACTAACATTTACACCATCGTTTCAAACTTCATCGAAGCGCATCCGATATGGTCAACAGTTTTAATAGTTGCGGTTTTATTTTGGCTTATATTCATCATTACCTTAATAGTAAATAGAAAGGCTTTGATTGAGGATTTGGAGTGGCATAGGTGATTGCTGCTAACGGTTCTCGGCTTTGCGAAGGCAAGGGATTAGAACCACTAAACTTTAAATTAAGTACAAATGATTGATAGAAATACAAATGTTCAAATAACCGATAAAGCCCTTGCTTTTGCAAAACCGATGTTAGGCGATGGGGCGGTTATTGGGTGGTGGTCTGGCGGTATTACTTCGGCTATTGCTTGTAGATTAGCGATTGAGAAATACCCAAATGTAAGATTAGTTTACATTGAAACAGGAAGCCACCACCCAGACACAATGAGATTTAAAGCTGATTGTGAAAAATGGTATGGGCAAGAAATTGAAACTATACAAAATAAGAAGTATGAAGACCATTTAGACGTTGTTTTATCAACTCGATATGTAAATGGTGCAGGTGGTGCAAGATGCACAAAGGAACTTAAAAAGAATGTTCGTTTTGACTTTGAGAAAACAACTAAAATAGCTGCACAAGTTTGGGGCTATGAATTTGAAGCAAGTGAAATTAACAGAGCCATACGAACACAAGAACAATATGCTTACACAAATCCGCTATTCCCTTTGATTGAAAATAAACTATCAAAGAATGAATGTGCAGGAATTTTAGCAGGTGCAGGAATTGAAATACCAACTATGTATAAACTTGGTTACAATAACAATAACTGCATAGGCTGTGTAAAAGGTGGTGCAGGTTATTGGAATAAAATAAGGGTTGATTTTCCTGAAATATTTAAGCAAATGGCAGAAGCCGAAAGAGAAGTTGGTGCAAGTTGCTTAAAGAATAAAGAAGGTAAAATTTATTTAGATGAATTAGACCCGAAAGCAGGAAACCCAACCGATTTAGTAACTGGAGAATGTGGTATATTTTGTCAAGTTGAATTTGCTCATATAATGTCAAAACGAACAAATGATATTTTGGAAGGTAAAGTTTCAATTTACGATGAACGTAGCCCTTTCGCCTAACGTTTTGCAACTTGGCGAAGTGGCGGATTAAGAAACGAGAACATTCAATTTAAAACAAAACATTAATAGAAGCACAGAACATCAATTAAGTAATAAACCGCCATTTTGCTAAATTGCTGTTATGTTTAGTTAAAAATTACGGTTTATGAAAGTAATAATTGCAGGAGGAAGAACATTTAATGATTACGATTTGCTTTGCCAAAATTGCGACAAGACATTGAGTTTACAAACAGAAATTGAAATAGTAAGCGGAACTGCAAATGGAGCAGATAAACTTGGAGAGAAGTATGCAAACGAAAAAGGATACCCAATAAAGCAATTTCCTGCCGATTGGGATAAATATGGTAAAAGTGCAGGATATAAAAGGAACGAAGAAATGGCTAAATATGCAGATGCTTTAATTGCTTTTTGGGATGGCAAAAGTAAAGGCACAAAGCATATGATTGATTTGGCAAAGCGTTATGAGTTAAAGGTGAAGGTAGTAATTTTTAATTGAACATAACGTTTTGGGGCTTTGTGATGTTGCCGAAAAAACACACACTAACTTTAAAATTTAAGACAGATGATTGAAACACAAAACGACCTTTCAGTTAAACCCGAATTAGGCAATAGCACAAAACCGCTGTTACCAGCAGTGCCTTCATCGGAGGTTTATTTGGAGGATTGTGTAAAGGCATTAAAACGCTATGCAGATAACCATTTTGATTTGGCAATAGTTGACCCGCCTTATGGATTGGAAAGGTTTAAGGCAAATGATGGAGGTAATAGTAAAAAGATAACCACATTTGGCGATAAGGATAAAAACTGGAATAACATAAAACCTACTGCCGAATATTGGAATGAATTATTTAGGGTGTCTAAAAATCAAATTGTTTGGGGTGGAAATAATTTTGAACTGCCTACAAGCGAATATTTCATAGTGTGGGATAAAGGACAAATGATGCCTTCTTTTGCAAGATGTGAAATGGCTTGGACTAATTGTAAAGTTCCTGCTAAAATATACGCTAAAAGAAGCCAAGACTTAAACCGAATACATCCAACACAAAAACCGATTGGATTATACGATTGGCTACTTATAAACTATGCAAAGGAGGGCAATTTGATTTTAGATACTCATTTAGGTTCAGGAAGCAGTAGGATTGCAGCGTATAAAGGCGGGTTCAACTTTGTAGGATTTGAAATAGACCAAGAATATTATGATAAACAAGAAAAGCGTTTTAATGACTTTAAATCACAACTACGTTTATTTTAGCGGTGTCGTTTCTGGCATTGCTGGTAACTACTGGCTACGACTGATAAATATTCCTCTATCCCTCTATAAAGCGAGATAGGTATTAATTAATTTAAAATAAAGAAAAGATGGAAGACACATTCGCTACATTAGTTAGCAACGGAAAAGAAGTTAAAGTTTACAAATCCAAATTACGCCCTACTTGGATTGATTGTACAGATTGTAAAACAGAATATAAACAAGAAGATTTGGTTTTTAAAAACTAATCCCTATCTTTACCAAGTAATTTTGTTTTTAAGTTTGAATTAGCCGTTGAGAAATTAACGGCTTTTTTATTTGGTTTACATTTATTTTAAAAATATTTGTAATTTTATTAGGTTATACAAAAATAAGTTGTATATTTGTAAAAGAAATAACAACTAAAACAAATCAAAATGACAACAGAATTTAAAATAATCGGATTTACAGATAAAGTTAACGAATGTGATTGTTGCGGTAAAACTGAATTAAAAGGAACTTACTGTATTTCTATTGATGGAAATGAATTTTACTACGGCAGTACTTGTGCATCAAATACAATAAAAGTTTCTTCTGATGATATTAAAAAAGAGGTTAAAAAAATAGAATTAGAAAAGTCAATTAATGAAATGGTTTTAAATGCTAAATTTGAATATCAGCAAAATAAAGTTTTTAAATTAGCTATAAAAAAGGGAATTACTAAAGTTGAATTTCTTTTAAAATATGGAGAAATAGTTGATGTTATGAATACTGAAAAATGCTATCAATACGGAAGTTTTAACTCATACATAAGTAATTAATTATGAGAACAGCAGTTATAAGTTTAGGAGGTGAAGATTATTCTATTGAGTATGAAAATAAAAATGATATTTATTCTGTTCAAAATTTAAACGGAAAAGAAATTGAATTGACTGATGAATTAGAACAAGAAATACTTGAAAAACTATGCAAAGACAATCAATAATAGTATTCATTCAAGGCGAAAGAATAGAAACTTACGGAAACCTAAAAAAGTGTTGCGAGTTTGAAAATTTAAAATACCACACTTTAGCACGTTTAAAATTTCCAATAATATTAAATAATTTTCTGATACATAAGACCGAGTTTAAATAGCTGATACTAATTTAGTGGCTTTTTTATTTGGTGGTGTGGGAAATGTTTGTTAGTTTAGCAGTCACTAATATTAGAAACTTAAAAATTAAGACAATGAAAAAAGGAACTTATTGCGAAATCACAATCGGATAATCGCTACGAAACACAAAAAAAGCCTACTCAATCAGTAGGCTTTTTAATTTCATCTTCAATCGGTGGTGTACCGTTCCAAGTGTTTACTATTTTTTCTTCTCTAACATAGTACTGCCCTTTCTTTACGAATTGGTATTGCTTTTTACGAATGGGTTGGAAGCGCATATTCTTTAGGAATTAAATCTTTGTACTTAATCTTAAATTGACCGACTTCAAACTCGTTACTTTCTTGGTGCTTCACTTGAATTTTAGAATAAACACTTACAACTTTATTAGGGTAATTTCTAGTTATGATTGCTGCGGGTTTATCTACTGCGGTTATGGTTGATGTTCTCATAATAACGGAAATTTAAGATAACCTTTATAATATCTATAAGCTAAATAACAAGCGACAACAATCAATATCCATAGCCACCACAAATCTAAAATAAACTTGCTCCAGCTAAACTGCTCCTTATAAACCACCTTACTACTTTCAATCTTGTTAACCTCAATCTCGTTTGTAACTGAATCAACAACGATTTTAGCGACTGTTTTCTCATTTACAACTATTGTATTGTCTTTGCGTTTTTTCTTGCTTAAACGAGCGTTTTTGTATTTTGTAACTTTACCCTCGTTATTTGTAATTTCAATCGGTTTAGTGCTATCAACCGCTTCAATAATTATTTCTTCGGTTGCTACATCGAATTTAATTGAAGTGCTGTCGGTTGCGGTGCTATCTGTTTTGATGACTTGCGTTACAACTGCGGTGCTGTCGGTTTTCTTTTCTTCTTTGTTTACTGTCTTTGCTCCGCACGAAATTAGTAGTAGGGAGAGGATTATAATTACAAATCTCATAATCTAATTTTTAAGTTAATTTAATTCAAAGATACAAAAGTATTTAAAAGCGTTTAGAAAGTGTTTAGAAAGTGTTTAAAAAAAGACCTAGTTTGGTGTAGGTCTTTAATTTTTAACTGTTTTGGTTTTAACTGAAATATAAGTGCGCTTCTTTGGTTCGGCGTTTAGTAAGTCCATTATTGGTTATCCCGCCAGCTTTATTCCAAATCAAAAACGAGTTTGTAATTGTCGGATCGTTTGGATTTGCATTAACCTTTTTTAATAAGCTACTTCTTTGAAGTCCACCTATTCCAATATTATAAGCTATTGACACAATAGCATTAAATTGGTTTTGTGTAACATTTGATTTTATTAGTTTGACTACATCAACCGCAAATTTATCAGCGGTTTGTTTCAGCATCCATAAAGCAGTTTCTTTTGTAATTGCTTTGTCTTTCATTGTTACTTTTATACCGCTAGGGTAAAAAGTATTCCCGTAACCGATTGTTGGTACTTTTGCGCTACACAAATAAGGAACTAAACTCAAACCCTCAAAACCAGCAATTAATTGATAACCTTTATCGTCTAGTTTCATTTCGTTTGTTTTTTATGATTATCAAAATCTAACTTCAATTTAGAATATAACTTTTGCAGTTCCTCGTGTTTGTTTTCTAGTTCACTATACTTCTCCAATAACTCACGGTGCAATT